CAAGGTGAGGCTCGACCCCAAGTTCCAGACGCAAGCCTGTCGCGTGCAGGATGACGTGGTGATGTTCCCGATCACCTCCATCGAGGCCCAGACCTACGAGGGATGGGTTGACGATATGGAGGTCGAGGAAGACCACTCTTACGTTGTCGAGGGGGTCTCCGTCCACAACTGCTCCATCGACGGGAGCACATGCACGAAGTGCGGGCACTGGGCCGCTGACGAGACCGAGTTTTGCGATCACATCAAGTACCAGAAGGGCAACACCTTCTTCGACGAAAAGGGCGCGAAGCATCGCATCGAGGAACTGTGCGGCGACGTGTCTCTGGATCCGGCGGGCGGGGTGCAGTTCATCGAGGCGAGCTGGGTAAAGGTTCCGGCGTTCAAGGGTGCTGTCGCCCGAAACCTCATCACCCTGTCCAGCGGTGACACCGGCAAGACGGCTAGGCGCATTCAGAATGTGATGGGTACCGCGGCCCCCGAGGTTCCCTCTTCGGGCTACCTAAAGGCCGCGCGTTCCGTCAGCGCCGACGAATTCGGTCTAGACGACGCGGGTGGCGGTGAGGATGCCGCGAAGGAACCCGCTGCGCCCGAAGCTCCCGCGGACCCCTTGAAGGGCATCACGGACGAACTCAAGCAATACGTCCTCGATAACCTCAAGAAGTCGCTGAAAGAAGACCTGTCGAAGTCCGACCTCACCAAAGCCCTGTTGCCCCCCGACGCTTCCGTCAGCCCCAATGACACGGTGGTGAAGCAAGCCCGCGCAACGCGGGCCGCGTACCTGTCACGGGTACGCGGCATCGTCCGCGTGGCTAGCACGGACCGGGAGGTAATCCAGAAAATCGCCTCCCTCAACCGCGAGTACGCGATTTTCGTCCCCGAAGTTCTTTATCGCGCCGCCCTAAAGGTCGGGGGATCGCATCGTTACGCGAGTCTCTCATCTTTCATTGACGGGTGCCGAGGGTACCTTGGCCGAAATCCGACGCCGAAGGAAGCCCGCACGCTAATCCGACTAGCCAAGTTGCTCTCAACCCGTTCTGTCGGCGTCAAGCCGAAGAAGACCTAAACAGGAGAAACACGATGTCTCGACGCCGTCTGACGTGGAATGGCCGTATGGCCAGCGCGCCCCCCGCGATGCCGGGGTACCAGGAGCCTTCCGTTCACCCCGCCGCGTACCCGGACCCGGAGGCTGATGCCTACGAGAACGGCGACACGTCGTCGTGGGCCGAGGACCCGCACCCCGGTCCGTACCCGAACACGTTTCACCCGGCGCTTCCGGGCACCGAGGAGCCGATGGGCCACCCGGCGACGGACCCCGCCCACTACTTCCCCCCCGGCGTGTCGAAGCAGGCTTCTCGCCAGCTTCGTGCGGCGATGGAAGTGAAGGCCGCGAAGTGCATCCGTATCGCGCAGTCGATGCTGGGCAAGGGCGCGTCGGTCAGCGCCGTCGAGGATCAAGCTCTCGACCTCATGAACCTCACCGAGCGCCAGATCCAAGCCGCTCTGGCCCGCATCTCCGAGGACGGGATGGCGCAGGACGTTCCCACCGAGGCGAGCATGGATCTGCTCGCGGTGGACAACTACACCCTCACCCCGGAGCGCACGGGCGGTCACGATCACGACGCGGACGAAGACCTGCTCATGGCGATGCTTGAAGGTGAGGCGGGGGATGACGCGGGCCACATGTCCGACGAGCAGGTTCTCGCGGAGATGATCTCGGAGGAGAAGGCCAAGATGTCGGGTATGCACATGGCGTCGCGCAAGCGCGCTTTCGGTGCGTACGACAAGATGCCCGGTGACCAGAACGACCCGGCGCACTACGACTTCCAGTCGGAAGGTCTGCTCGCAGAGATGCTTGAGGCCGAGGACGGCACCGATCCGGTGGCCGATGAGATGCTAGCCGATATGGTGAAGCAGGAAGCCAAGAAAGCTTCGCTTCGCCGCTGGGCCAAGAAGTCCGAGGACGAGGACTCCGAGGACGAGGACTCTGAGAATGACGAAGAGGCTGTCAAGGCCGAAGCCCCCAAGGCTGGCAAGTCCGCTGCCCGTAAGGCGGCGATCCGCCGTCTCGCTGGTCTGGAACTGTCAGCGGAAGTGAAGGAAGCTCTCGCGTCCCTTCTCGCTGACGAGACCCCGGAAGCCTCTTACATGGGCGAAGACCTATCGGTCGAGTCGAGCGAGGAGCCCACGGCGGACGACTTCCTGATGGATGACGCGGGCGTCGAAGACACCATGCTCATGGACGACATGGGCGATGTGAGCGTGGACGAGCTATCGGTGCTTTATGGTGGCCGTACCGCCAAGAAGTCGGAAAAGGCACCCGAAGACGACAAGGCTTCGGAAGACGCCCCCGAGGGCGACAAGGCTTCGGAAGAAGACGAGAAGCCCGCCAAGTCGGCTGCGGTTCGCCCCCAGCCCCGCAAGGCGTCGAACGGCGTCAAGTCGGTCGGCGCGCTCGCCAAGGTCGCTTCCGGCGACGTGAACGACCTGTCGAAGTTGTGGGAGTCGGCTCCCGACGTGTCGAAGATTTTCGGTTGATTCCGAAGGTCTGACCCCCCACATCGTAGGAGGGCCGCGGGAGAAATCTCGCGGCCCTTCGCGTTTTCTAGTCAATACGCACAACGATAGTTGACGGGAACTTTTCCCGAGCCTTGTGGCTGATCCGGCAATGGTGCCGGTGGGGTTGCAAGGGAGACCACGCGCCCCTGTAAACAGGGGTCAAAGGAGCACATCATGCCTTTGACTGGACAGGCGAGCGGTGGCTGGACGGAGTCCTCGTCGGCTCTTCGGATTCTCCACGTTGGTGTTCGCAACACCGTGGGCGTCCTGACCGACGACAGCTTCACTCAGACCAACCCTCCGATCACCACGACTGCGGGTACGATCTCGACCTCCCCCGGTTGCCTCACCGAGGTTCTCGGTGTGCTCTCCGGTTCGGTGGCCTTCACCCGCCCGGACGCGGGCAGCAACTTCATCGGTGGCCCCCGCACGAACACCCCCGCCATCGCCCTTCCGGCGTCGGCTACTCAGGTGCTTCCGCTCGGTTGCTTCATCAACAGCGCCGCGGGTAACCCCTACGAGAACCTCCCGGCGGTCGCGTCGGGCAAGGGCCCGTACGTTGCGGCCATGGGCACCTACGGCAACCGTCTCTTTGAGACGGAACTTCTCATCACCACGGGTGGTGTCGGGGCGGGCACCGACCTCACCTACGTCACGGGTATGCGCCTTGTGGCGAGCCAGAACGGCTACCTCATGCCCAGCGTCGTGTTCAACGGCGCGGCTCTCGTCGCGGTGGACTCTGGTGTTCCCGCAACCAGCAACTCGCTAGAAGCCTTCAACGGCGGCACGGCGACGACCATCGGCATCCTCAAGCTCGTTCCCGACTCGGTTCAGAACGAGATCGTGTTCGATCAGCGCATCTGAGGAAGAGAGAGGAACACGAACATGACTACGCCGAACGTCTCTACCGAGATCAAGCAGAAGATCATCGGGGACTACATCAAGACCGCCGCTGGCCGCGCGAAGCTCGCCGCGTCGATGACGCAGCCGCTCCGTACCCGCCGCGACTACATGAGCGTCGGTCGCAAGACCTTCCTCGTGGAGCAGCTCCCGGACGGCGCGCTTCCGATCTACGACAAGGACCCGGACGTGACCGCGTACGTGGTTGGTGAGGAAGGCGAGAACATCCTCGCCATCACCAAGCCCCGCCGCGTGATCTTCCCCCTCTTCGAGATCGCCAGCAACCCGGAGATCCCGCTGACGCAGATCAAGGAGCGCCGCTTCGACCTGATCGAGCGTTCGCAGGATCTGGCCCGCGCGATGATTCAGGCCGCGGAAGACGAGCGCGTCTTCGCGGTCCTCGATGCCATCGCCGTCAACGGATTCGACAGCATCCCCGGTGGCACCAACCCGGACATCCCCGTGGTCGCCCCGCTCAACGGCGCGGTCCTCGCGGACGCCTACGCCCTCATCGAGCGCCACGACCTCCGCGTCGCCCGCGTGTACATGAACGCGCGTGACTACGCTGACGTCCGCAAGTTCGGTCGGGACATCCTCGACATCGAGTCGCAGGCGACGCTGCTCAAGACCGGCCTTCAGGCGACCCTCTGGGGCGCTCAGGTCATCACGAGCCGCCTCGTGCCCGCGGGCACGGTGTACGTTTGCTGCGAGCCCGAGATGTTCGGTCGGATTCCGGTCCGTACCGAGCTCACCGTGCTCAGCGCCGACGACCCCAAGGCCCGCACCATCGGCTTCTCGGTGTTCGAGAACCTCGGCATCGGGGCGTACAACCCCCGCGGCCTCTCGCGCCTCGTGATCACCCGCTGATCCCGGACGCTAGACCTAACGGTCGGCTGAAGGCCCGGTTCCCGAAAGGGAGTCGGGCCTTTCGCTTTTATCGGTCAACATAGGCATGAATCCCGACCGCCAAACGATAGCCGTTCTGTCTCCTCTTCTCACCCTCGC